TGTTTGATCTCGTCGCTGAGCGTCGACTTCGTCTGCCGCTGCGTGCGGAGCACGTCGAGGAGCTGATCCTCGAGGGTCAGCCGGCGGGTGATGTCTTTCGTCGCGGCCATCCGGGCACGGATCAGGCCGGCGATCTCACCCAGCCGGCTGACCTGGCCTTTCAGCGACGTGATGTCCTGGACACGGGCGATCTGCCGGCTGATCATCGCGTCCCACCACCGGTTCCGCTGCGTCTGGGTGACACCTCCCGCCGCCTTCGCCGTGCCTGGGGCTGCTGTTTCGCCGAGCGCGTCCTGGAGAGCTTTCACACCGGCCGCAACGCCGCCGCGGCCGCCGGCACCGCCGGCACGGCCTGGTGCGGAGAAGCCGCCGCCTATGAGCCGGTCGGGGATGAACCCGGTTCCGCCACCGCCGAACTTCAAATAGTCGAGCAGCCCTTTGTTTTTCCCGAAGTCGGGCAGCCGATCCCAGAAATCCTTGAGATCGCCGAGGAACCCGGCGGTCGTGCTGGCCGCGGCGCCGAGCGCCTCGACGGCACCGGTGAACCCGTCGATGACCGCCTTCTTGTTCTCAGGGTCGCTGAGCCACTCGTTCATCTTCGTGACGACATCCGTGATAGCCGGCAGCAACGCTTCGCCGAGCCCGGTTTTGAGGTCGTCGATCTGGGCGGTCAGGATGCGTTGCTGGTTCGCGAGACCACCTGAGGTGCGAGCGAAGTCGCCTTGCGCGACGGTGGTGCCTTTCAGCAGCAGCTCGTAACGCGCCAGCACCTTCTCCCCGGTCGTGAGCTCCTTCGCGGATTTCTTGCCGGTGTCCGCGAGCGCCTGCTGCTGCGTCGCGGCCTCCGACAGGAACACCCCGTACTTCCTGAGCGGCTCGATCTCGCCGGTCAGCCCGGAACGGATCGAGTCCAATGCCTCCTGCACCGACGTGTTGTTCAGTGACGCAAGGTCGGCGCCGAGCGCGACGAGCCTCGTTGAAAGGTCGGAGGCGGCGGCGTCGCCCTGACCGACGTTCTTGAACAGCAGCCCGAACGTGGACGCGGCTGCGAGGGCTTTTCGCTGCGAGAGGCCCATCGCGGTCGCCGTCTTCGTCGACCAGTCGGTGATGCCGGCGGCCGACTTGCCGAACACCACGTTCGTTTTCGACATCTGCTCCGACAGATCTGAGGCGGCGTCGACCGCGCCCTTCAACTGGTCGACGACAACGCCGATGCCGGCGGTCGCGCCGAACGCGGCGGCGGTCCCCGCGAACGCCCGGCGGAAGCTGCCTCCGAGCCCGGTGATCTGTGCCTCGAACCCTTTCGCGGCTTTCGACGATCTCGCGAGTGCCCGTTCGACGTCGCGGCTGTCACCGACGATCCGGACGACGAGCTCACGGGCCATCTAGATCGCTGCTCCTGTCTGGGCTAGCTGCTCGAACAGGAGGTCGCAGCCGAGCAGTTGCATCGGGGTCAGCTCACCGACGTCGCCGGGACGGACACTGAAATATCCGAGGCTGGGGGTCCAGTAGGACTCCGGGGGCCGTCCGAGCTCTCCGAACCGGTCTGCGAACTGGCCCCATTGATGCTCGGCTTCGAGGCGGTGCTTTCGGGAGGAGGGTCGGCATCACCGTCCACGCCGGTTTCGAGGGTGATGGTGGATCCGAATGGTGCGTCGGCGAGCCGGTCGAACAGGTCCGGGACGTCTCGTAGCTCAACGGTGCCTGCCCGCCGGACGGCGATGACGGCGAGCACTGTGATCAGCTCCGGGTCGGCGAAGCTGTTCTCGTCGAGGGTGAGGGGGAGGTAGCCGGCGTGTCGTTTGATCCAGCCCCACTCCCGTGTTGTGAGCGGCTGCTCGTCGAGGTCGAGCTCGTACCGTCCGTCGTAAGGGCGGAGCCCGGTGATGGTGATGTAGTCAGCCAAGCGGGCCGCCGTGGTTGAACCGGTCGCAGACCCGGTCGAGCATCCGTTCGATGTCATGGACGGCCTGGTCGCCGTGCTGGTAGAGGGCGGCCTCCATCGCCCTGCTCATCAGCATGTCCGCGAACAGTTGGTCGGCATGGTGCCGGGCTTGCGTTCTTCCACGTCGGCCGCCCTTTCGTCCGCGTTGGCGGGGGGCGACATACACACTGTTCTGGGTGATGCCGACCCGCATCTTCGACCACGGATCGCCTTCCTCGAGGCCACGGATCCGGGCGACGGCCAGCTCCTCAGCCATGGCACGGACAGGCTCGACGGCGTCCCTGAACTCTTTCCGTATGCCGAGCCGGATGCTTTTGTCCGCGTGTTTGAGCGCACGTTGGAGCTCGGTGAAGCCTTCGAGAACAACGGATACGTCGGCGGAAGCCCCGGCCATGTCTTAGGCGGCGGGGGTGGTGAAGAACTGCAACCCGTCCTCGTCGGCGCACTGGAACGTCGCCTCGAACGTGTCCACATCGCCGCGGGTTCCGCCCGGCCCGTAGCTGTAGAGCTGGACGTTCCCGCGGAGCTCCGGGTTCGACGCCGACGCGACCGCGGTCTGGTCTGGCCGCCACGCGAACGCGACGATCTCCCTGTCCTTGTGGATCGGGTAGAGGGTTGCGTGGACCTCGCCGGTGCCATAGCTGCCGAAGAACTCGACGGTCACCGACTGCTCGGTCGGGCCGGGCAGATACTCGTTGGCTCCGGTCGCGGAGAACCCGCTGACGTCGACGCGCTCATGCTCGGATGCGAACCTGACACTCCGGGCGAGGTTGGAGAGGTCGACGGCGTCGACCTCGACGGAATCCTTTAGGGCGATGCGCTTAGCCATCGGCCTTCTCCTCCTTCTCCTTCTTGGGTGTGGCCTTGACGGCCTTGATCTGGCCGCGGGCCTTAGCCCGCCGTTCGGCCTCCGGGTCGAGGTCGGCCGCGAACGTTTCGCCCGGCTCATGGCCGAGGTAGCGGGTGAGACCGACCACTTTGTAGGTCGTTTTTATGTGAGCACCTGGACGCGCCATTCGGCGCCGAGGAGGCGGCCGTTCAAAGCGGTGTCGGCGACGTACTCCCGGTACCCGGTCGGGGAGTCTTCCGTGACGGCGGTGTCGTCGACCGCGCCGCCGAGCGTTCCGTCGGCGAGGAGCGCGGCCTCGAGCCCGGCGGGGTCGAGCAGGCTCAGGAGGCCTTGCTGTGATGCGTCGTGGTCGGCGGTCGTCCACCTGGCCCGCACCGTCCAGAACAGGGTTTTCCTGGCGGGGTCGAACCCGGAGCCGTTCTGGAACGGGTCGCCCGGGTAGATGTCGATCGCCGGCGGGGTCGGGTTGAGGAGGAAGTACGGGTAGATCTGCAAGTCCTCGATGTCGTCGCGCAAGGGTTGGAGCGCGGCGGCGAGGGCTTCGGCGATCTCGACGAGCGAGCTCACGCGCAGCCCCAGCTCTCCTGGTTGACGGTGAGCTTCGCGAGCGCCCGGGAGTGCCGGGACACGAAGACGGGGCCGGATGGGTTGTCGAGGCCGATCGCGCCGAACGGGACCTCCGACTCGTTCCACAGCTCCGCGCCCCGCTCCAACGTGACCTCGGTCGCGAGTGCGAGCTCGGCGGGGTCGAGGTCGGTGAGGCGGCCCATCTTCTTGTTCACCTCGCCCGTCGCGGCGACGAGGATCCGGTCGGCTGCGGTGGTTTGGTCGGCGGTGGGGGTGCGGATCTTCAGGCGGCGGAACAGCTCTTCGACGGTGCCGTACACCTCGGGCGGCGGGAGAGGATCCCCTGGGGCGGATCCGGTGACGGTGAGGTCTTCGACGCCGACCACGTCGCCGGCGTGTTTCCAGATCAGCGTGTACTGCCCTTGCGTGTCGGGCGCGGTGAGGCCGCGGGCCGCGTAGACGCCCGTGGCGATCTCGGTTACGGCGGCCGCCGGCACCGGGGTGGCGGCACCGGTGTTGTCGCTGAGCTCGAGGGTGATCACGTCGACGAGGCCGGGGTCGCCGACCTCGATCACCGCCTCGAACACGGCTCCCGGAGCGATGTTCATGGTGTGTAGGGGGTCGTGGTGAACCTGACCCAGCCGCTGCCGTTCCACATCACCGCGGCGGCGGCGGGCAGATGCAGGAACAGATCGCCGAGCTGCGGCGACGCCGGCAGCACCGTCGATGAGGGCAGTCTCGACGGGCCTGGCCTTGTGACCCGCATCGCGAGCGCGACGTTCAGCGGGGTGAAGTTCGTGGTGCCGGTGCCCCCTGATGCGGTGAGCGCGACACCGACGGTGTAGTAGCCGCCCGCGCTGACGGCGGTGCTGATGACCGTCCAATCCTGCCAGTTCGCAGCGTTGCTCTGATCCTGTAGGTAGATCTTGTTGCCCGGCTCGAGCGCGGCGAGGCCGATCGAGACGTCGAGGTTGTTGTCGTCGAGGATGTCGATCGACATCTGCGTCGCTGAGGTTTGGGTGGTGTTGTTCCAGAGCAGGTGGCCGGGGCCGGGATCACCCGTGGTGCTGTTCGTCTTGGCACGGAACCGGAAGATGCTCGACGACGCGCCCGCAGGTCCGGCGGGGCCGGTCGCACCGGTCGGGCCTTGCTCACCCTGGATGCCGGGGGCGCCGGGCGGCCCCTGGATCGGGCCGCCGCTCACCCATGCGGTGCTGTCCCAGATCCACAGACTGTCATCGGCCTCGACGATGTAGGCGTCGCCGTGCGTGTTGCCGGTGCCCGGCAGCGCGGCCGGGGCGGCGACGGTGCCTTTCATGGTGATGCCGGTGCCGGCCGCGCCTTGCGGGCCGGTCGGCCCCGGCACACCCTGGATCCCTTCCGGCCCTGCCGAGCCGGTCGCGCCTGTCGGCCCTTGCGGGCCGGTCGGCCCTGACGCGGGCCGCATCACCAGCTCATCGAGCACGGAGTCGTAAACGGCGACGTCACCGTCGAACGGCACCCCGAACTCCACATCACGGAGCTCGCGGAACCGCCGGGTGATTTTCACCGCGGTCACGTCCCGGTGGCCTCCTCGATCGCGGCTTTGATCTCCGCTTTCGTGTTCTGCTCGGTGACGTCGAGAGAGAGCTCGTGGGCCTGCTCGAGCAGCTCCGCCTTCGTTGCCGCGTGCGGTGTCGCCTCTCCTTCGGATGACCCGCCGGTGCCTTCGACCCAGGCCGGGTCGAGGCCGACAGCCTGCCGGTTCGGGTCGTCCCAGACGGTGCCGCCCGTGTCCTCAGGCTCGCTCATGGCGTCTTGACGATCTTCTGGATGCCGGTCGCCTCGATGACCAACGGTGCGAAGTAGCCGGCGTACGCGACCTGCACACCCAACACGCTGGGCTCGACAACCTGGAGGGATCCGATGCGGTCCTCGTACACCTCCGCGGCTGCCGTGGATGCGACGAACGCTGTACCGGCCGCGAGCTGCGCGGACATCACGACGGTGATCCCCGAGATGGCACCCATTGCGCCCTGCCCGAAGTTGCCGGCCGAGAACCCGGTCGACTGGGCGTTCTGCGGGTTGATGGGCGCGAAGATCGGGCCGAACAGGCCGAGCATGTCGGGTGCGACAGCCAGCACGAGGCGGCCCTGCCCTTTGGTGGCGGCGTACACGAGGCCGGCTGCGGCCCAGACCGCGCCGGCAACACCGGCCGCGGTCGCGGCACCCGTCGGGATCGTCGTTGCGGCGGTCGCTGCGGTGCCGCCCGCGACGAGCGCGTCACCGAACACGTCCTCGGTCTTCATCGCGTACACCGACGCGAGGTCCTGGATCACGATGTCCATGACCTGCGGCATCGTCCAATCGATGTCCTGCCTCGAGACGTTGACGTAGCCGCCGTAGGTGACCGCGGTGACCGGCACCTTCGAGATCGTCATCTTCTGCGACGTTAGCTCGGCCTTCTCCGCGGACTGTGCGAGCACGGCGGTGTGCTGCGTGATCCTCGGCCTCGACCATGACCCCGACGGGAGCTGGCGCGGCCCGAACGCGGACACCAATGGGCGGGCGTCGTCGACGAAGTTGACGACCGGCCCGAGGATCTGCTCCGGGAGCAGGCCGGGGTTGTCACTGGTGGTCTGGTGCGCGGCGGCCCGGTTGAACGTCTCGAGCCTTTGCCGGGACTCTTCGACTCCGAGGCCGGCACGCCAGTAGTCGAGCGCGTACTCGCCCGCTGAGCGGTACTCGACCTGCCTGGGCTTCTGCTGCTCCTTCTCGGTGATCAGGTCGTGAATCTCGGCGATCCGTGCCTGCGACGTCTGCCCGATCCGGCGCCGCTCCACCAATGGCTGCATCTGCTCGTCGAGCTCTTTGACCCGGTCTCGTGCACGGGTCATCAGTTCCATCTCCTGGCTGTTGAGATCGCGGCCTTCCTTCTCGGCGGCCTCGACGATCCCGTCCGAGAACGTCTGCCTCTCCTCGATCTCGGCGGCGAACCGGGCGAGCATCTGGTCTGTTGCCCTCATAGCGGGGGCTCCTTCCTGGGTTGCGCGAACAGTGGGAAACGGGATCCCTGTTCGAGGCGCTAACCCCTGCTACACCAGCCCCGCCCTGCGGTTTGGTCTCTAGCTGGTGAGGAGCCTGCTACTCGCTCGGGCGAGTATAGCGACGGTTCATGTCGGCCTCTGCGGCCTTGAGAGCGTCCACACGGACCTGGGCGAGGTTCGGGGCCGGTACGAACGTATGTCCGCCTCCTGCGGGCTCCCGCGGCCTCGCGACGGCGTTTCTGACCGACAGCACGGCGGCGTCGGGGTAGGCGGGGTTCGGGACGAACGCCAAGTGGTCGAGCCACAGCCTGTTCAGGCGGCGTGTCGTCTCGGCCTCCCACACTTCGGCGTCCTCGTACACGGGGCCGCTGCCGCCGTCACGGCACAGCAGCCTGAACCCGGCGGACGCCGACAGCACATCGTCCTCGCAGAGCTCGAGAGTGTCGTTGCCGAAGTCGGTACTCGAAAACATGAACTAGGAAACGA